GTCCCCTGCTGGTTAGCGAACTCCTTCTGCATCGAGCCAGCAAAAGCAGTCTTGTCGCGGATCAGGTCAAAGCCCTGCTCCACCAGTCGGAGGTTGGTGAGCAACGGCATGATCGCCGCCTTGGACTCCTCACCAAACAATGCACCGGCGACGCTGACCTGCTCCTCCTTCGGGAGCTTGGCCATCTTCTCCAGCACGGACTTGATGGTCTTCTCCGGGTCCAGCTGCATGCCCTCGGCGAGGCCCTCAGCGATGCTGATCGCCAAGCCCTTGGCCTCCCGCTTGGCCGCACCCTTCCCGCGCTTCAGCGTCTCCGCCATCCCGTCGCCGGCGAACAGCTTGCCCAGGGCAAACGATTGGTTGAGGGTGATCTGCTCGCCCTTGGTGAGGGCGTTGAGGAAATTCTTCAGGCCTGTGCCTGCGACTTCCACCGGTGTGCCGCTGGCCAGAAAGGCCGCGCTCATCCCCGCAACCTGCTCAGCTGTGAGGCCCGCCGCCTTGCCGATGGCACCGATGCGCCGCGTCACCTCCGTCAGGTCGGCCGCGCTGACCGTGCCCTGGAACTTGTCGGAGAGGAAGTTGATGGCGTCGCCGAGGTTTTCAACCTGTGGCTGCGTGAGGCCCATCGATGCGCGGAGAGCCACCATGGCATCGCCCGCTTGATCGGCGGACATCTGGAATGCCACGCCCATGCGTGCAGCCGCGCGCGTGAAGGGGATGATCTCATCCTCGGCGTAGCCGGCGAAGCCAGCGGAGGCTGCGATCTTGCTCAATTCCGCAGCGGTGTAGGGCAGCTCCGTGGAAAGCTTGATCAGCTGGTTGCCAAACCGCTTCAGGCCCTGCTCGCCGTCCTTGAAGTCAATGGCCTTTCGCACATCGGCCATGGCCTTGTCGAACTCGATCGCGGCCTTCACCGACAGACCGATGGCCCCAGCGAAGGCAGTCGCGCCGATCGTGGCCTGCTGCCACAGCGCCGAGTTGAAGGTGTCCTTGAAGCCCTTGCGGCCAGCGATCGCCGCGTCGTTCATCGTCCGCGAGACGTTCCGACCCAGAGACGAAACCTGCATCTGCGCCGCGCGGATGCTGCTCGTCAGGCTGGCGGCGATCTTGCCGCCGATCTCAACCGTGATTTTCTGGGGGCCGCCGCCGATCATGTCTTCATCGCCTCCGCGATCTCGTTTTCAATGATCTGCGCCTGCTCCAGCCACAGCCAGAGGTCATCCAGGTCCAGCTCCATGATCTCGGCCAGCCCCCAGCTGGTGGCTTTCGCCAGGAGGATCACCGCACGGCGAAGGGTCGCCACCTCTACGAACTGGCCTTCGTGAAAGCCACGTACTGAGCCTCCAGCAGGCTCCAGTTGGCCTGGTCAAATGCGGCCACCTCATCCAGTGGGATTTCGCAGAGGGATGCGACAACGGCCGCGGCTTGCTCCACTGGGTCCTTGTAAGCCTTGCTGGCGGCGATGTTGTCGCGCACCTTCGGGCGCCGCATTACCAGATGATCCACCTCCACACCGCCAACCTTCTCGGGGAAGGCCAGCATCACCTTCACGGACTGCTCAGGCAGCTTTTTGGTGCTCATCGATCAGGCTCCGATTGCAGTGCGGATGTCAGCAAGTTGATCAACGCCGTTCACACGGCGCACCATGTTCACCTTGTCGATCTCCATGATCTCACGGCCATCGACGGTGAGCTTGTAGTACCGCAGGGTGAAGGAGAACGTGGGCATGCTCGACTCCCCGGCCTTCCAGTCGCCGGGCTCCACCTGCTTGACCATTCCGGTCATATTGACCACGACCGCCACCGCATCTTCGCCGTCGCGCCGGATGGCGCCCCGAGCGGTGAGCTGCACGTTGGCCTGACCCAGGAGGGCCATGATGTCGGGGCTGTACTCCTGCAACTGGAAAGTTCCCTCCAGCTTTTCCATCCCCATGTCGTGCTCCACGGGGGCGTCCATGCCGCCGCCGCGGAACTCCTCCATCTTCAACGCGATGGTGGGGAGAGTGAGGGTCTCGATGAGGCCAGCGAGGCCGCGACCATCGACAAAGAGGGAGAAGTTCTTGAGGATCCGGGGGATCTGGGCCATGGTTCAGTTCTCGTTGGGGTGGGGGAAGATCAGCGGAAGAGCTCAACCACGTAGCTGTTGACCAAGTGCGAGCGGAAAGTGACGCGCTCCGCTGGCGTGGGAGGCGTGAACTCGTAGTCGAACACCACCTGCCCTGCGCTGATCGATGCGGGTGTGTTCAGCTCGGGATCCACCCAGACGTCGCCGCCCAGGATTGCGTTACGGGCCTTGAGGCTGCGCAGGTACTCGCGCACGCTCTCCTGCACCTCCTCTAGGTAGGTGGCGGTGATGCAGCGATCGACGGCCCATAGGTGGCCTCGCTTGATCGACTCGTTCACCATGTCCGCCGTGCGGCGCACGGAGAGGAACGCGTACTTGGGATCGCTCGCCAGAGAACGGTTGCCCCAGAGCCTGAAACCCTGCTCGCGGATGATGACGGCGATTTTCTGCTCGTTGAGCAGGTTGGCCCGGCTGTTGTAGTCGCCCAGCTGAAAATCAATGGCCCGGGCTGTGCCCTCAATGCCAGCGATCTCGTTGTTGCTGGGGGACCACCAGAAGCCGCGCTCGTTGTCCACCCGGTTGATGAGTCCAGCGACAGCAGGTGACGCGGGGAACGCCGCACCATCACGCAGCACCCAAGGATCGACAACGAAGATTCGATCGGATCCGAAGTCGCCAGCGACCTCGATCACGGCAGAGTCCGTGGTGCTTGGCCCATCGGCAACGATCACGGCACCTAGCCGCTGAGCGATGCCGACCATCTCGGCCAGCACCTCCGATCGGACGGTGCCACGGGTGACGGTGCCGGCCACCGCTTGAACGCCACCTGCGGGGGGGGCGCCGATGGTGATGGTGGGGTTGGTGGTGTAGCCCTTGCCCGGGTCGTCGATCACGAAGCTGACCACCTTGCCCGCGTTGGCGCCGGTGCCCAGCACCGCACGCACCACCGCGCCGCTGCCACCGCCACCCGAGACCGTGACAAGCGGGGGCGTGGTGTAGCCCTCACCCTGGGTCTGAACTGCGATGGTCAGCAGGCCGTTGCTGGTCCGCTGATGGGTGAAGCCAGGGGCGATCAGGATGCGGGGGGAGAAGCCCACGGCGTTCTCAGCCGCGAGGAACGCATGCACACCCTCATAGGCGCCCGTGGTCGTGTTGATGCCACCAACCACGTTGTCGATCGTGGCCGCTTCGTTGTTGCCCTCATCGATCCGAACCACCACGACGACTGCACCGGCCTGGTCGTAGATCAGATCCAGCGAGGGCTGCAGCGTTCCCTCCTCACCGAGTCCGACCATCTCACCACGGCGCGTCACCAGCACGGGGGTGTTGAGCGGGAACGCAGAGGCATCCGCATCAGGCGCAGTGCCGATCAGGCCGATCACACTGGAGCGAACGGTGCTGATGGGTCGTGCACCAGTGTCGATCTGGAGCACCTCCACGCCGTGGAGGAAGGTGGTGGGCATGTGGAGAGTCCTCCTGTCGAGTTGAGTCTAGCGGCCCTGGCCGCGCTGCTTCTTCCGCCCACGTCGCCGTGGGCGAGAGTGAAGGCCTTGCCCCTGCCGGGTGGTTTTCGGCGGGCCTGGCTTGTGGTCGATGTGGGCGGCGCCCATCGTGCTGCGAACTGCCATGGTCACTCGTAGAAAAGGTTGATCTGGCCAGCGTCAAACGCTGCGGTGCCGTTGGCCGACACGACACGCAGGTAGTTCAGCGCCCCGGCCAGGGTGACCACACCGCCGGAGACGATGCACCCTGCTGTGCCGGTGCTCACGAACTGGCCGGATGCCAGCCAGGTGTTGCCGCTGATGTTCGTGAACACCAGCTCACCGAAATGGTTGTAGCTGGCAGCGTTGTTGAACACTGGAATGCCGGCCGTGGAGCTCACAGGAACCACACCACTGGCCCAGCTGAAGACGGCATTGCCGGTGTAGCCCGACGTGGTTGGTGCTCCGCCTGTGCCGAGCTGAGCGAGGATGTCGCTGGCGCCGTTCGTGCTCACCCCGTTGAACAGCAGGGTGATGCGTCGGGCCCAGGAAGGGATGCCGGTGAACTCAACAGCCACACCAGATGTGGTGGCTTTGGCTGTGTCGCGGACGATCGCGGTTGCACCGGCCGCCAGGTCGACGGCACCAACACTGCCGTCTTGGATGTCGCTTCCTGTGATGGTTGCGTCCGACACCATGGCGCCGGGGATCCTTTGCAGTGGCATGATTATTCGTAAAGAATGTTCACGGTACCGAAGTCAAACACGTCAGTGCCGTTTGCAGTCGTGATGCGGAGCCGATCGAGAGTGCCGCTCAGGTTAATGCTGCCAGCCATCATCGTTGTGCCAGGCACTCCACCAGCAACGTAGGCAAAGACTCCATCACAACACCACGCATTGCCAGAGATATTTCTGAATGTAATTGACCCGCTGAATCCTTGCGCCGCACCGCCGCCGTACATCTCGAAGCCCGTCAGAGAGCCAAATGATGCCACACCATATCCGACTGAGCTGGCAAATGAGAGATACCCCGATGCGGTGACACCAGCAGATGTGCCGAGTCGATAGGTGATGTTGGAGATCCCGCTGATGCTTACTTCCCGGAGCATCACGGTGATGCGTCGGGCCCAGGAAGGGATGCCGGTGAAGTCAATCGCCGTTCCGCTCGTTGTCGCCACTGCTGTGGCAAAGGTCAGCGGCTGAGACAGCTTGGTGGGCGTCACGGCACCATCGCCGAGCTTGGGCGTCGTGACGGCACCATCGCGCAGCTTCACGGTGGTCACCGTGTCATCGCCTGGCGCCCCCTCAGATGACACGCCTAGGGCGAGCACCCGCACGATGGTGCCGACCGGCACGCCTTCGCTCAGCGTGAGCACCGTGCCTGTCATGTTCAGGCTGTACTCGCTGGTCGGCTGCACCACGCCATCGACGGTCACCAGCGCCGAGGGCTTGTTGATGACCGGGGTTGCCAGCGTGAACGCAGCCTGGCCCGCTGTGGCCACAAACACCATCTCCGTTTGCGTCTGCCCCTGGACGTAGCGGGCATCGCTCTCGGCCTTCGTGAAGACGTCCTCAGCATTGGCCTTCTCGCCCAACTGCGTCATGACCGTCGCCGCGAAGTTGGGGTCATCCCCAAGTGCGGCCGCCAGCTCGTTCAGTGTGTCGAGGGCCCCAGGGCTGCCGCTGATCAGATCTGTGATCAGCTGGTTCACCTCCGCCATGGTCGGACGCGCGGTCACGTCCGTGTCGATTGCGGCAAGCGCGTCGCGTAGGCGTGGAACGTCGTCCACCAGGAAGTTGCCTGCGTTCGGCAGCTTGTAGTTGCGGTTCGTTGTCCGATCGTCGATGGGCATGGGATCAGATCACCACGAGACGAAGTTGCCGCACCTGCGGCCTGGCCGCAGCGGTGCCGTTCAGCGTGAGGCGCACGCGGGTGCTCGTCCCGCCAGCTGAGAAGTTCGCGATGGTGTGGACCTGCTCCACCCAACCGTCACCCACCGGAGAGCTGGAGGTCAGGGCAACGGTTTGCCATGTGCCGTCGCTCTTCTGGAACTCAACTGTCACGCTTGATGCGCCAGGCAGGAGCGACTCAAAGGTGCAGCTCACCCGCGCGCCCGCAGCGCATGGGATCGCCCGAGAGATGTAATTGCCGCTCTCGGCCAGGTTGGCCAGCAGGCCCTGGGTGCCAGCGAACAGGTAGGGGCTTTCGGTGGTCGTGCCTCGCAGCACAGCGGACAGGCTCAGAGCCACGTTGACGTCCTCAGCCAGCTGGATCCGGGCGTTGTCGCCTCCACGGATCTCGCTCCCGTCGGGCCGGGCGAAGAGGAACTCCACGTCGGTGGAGCTGCTGACCCGCTCGACACCTGCCAGGGCTGCAAGGTCTGTCACGTCACCCACCACGGCGAGGATGGTGCCGGTCGCGGGGGTCGCGGGCGTGCCGACGACGGGGAAGGTGTAGGTCGCGGGGCCCGTCGATGTGATGGTCACTGCGCCGTTGTACTCAGCCTGGGTGGCACCGCTGTGGACCACCTTCTGGCCAGTCGTGAACGGATGCCCCCCGTCCATGGTGGCCGTAGCGGTGGACCCCGATCGAGTGATCGTCACCTGCCCTGCTCTGAGCTGGCCTAGGTCAACAGTCCGGGTCGTGCTGGTGAACGTGGCAGCGTAGAGCCGGAACGCCAGGTCAGCCTCCTGCACCGGTGTCCACGTTGATGCATTGCTGCTTTTCAGCAGGGTGCCAATGGTGTAGGGCTGGCTGGTGACGAAGGCGTCAGCAGCAGAGTCGAGCTTGCCCAGCTCCGCCAGGGCCACCGCATGGGTGGCGTCATCGGTGAGCAGCACCATGGCATACTCCACGCCAGCCTGGAGGTAGACCGGCCGGGTCAGGCTGATCTTGTTCCAGCCGCCGGTCGTGATCGCACTGCCCTGCAGCACCCCCTCCGCGAGAGTGACAGCATTCGGGAGGCCCAGCTCCGTCTCGCGGATCTCGACCACCACCTTGTTGCTGTTGCCGCCCTTGGCCGTGAACCAAACGTCCAGAGCGGTGACGTGCCGCGAATGATCGAGGCGGAACGTCTGAGCCAGGGGATCCCAGAACCTGGTCTCGATCGTGGTGAGCTGCCGCTGCGTGCGGCTGATGATCGTGCCGTCGCCGATGAACCGCGCGGCGCCGAAGGAGCCCTGGCCGCCCAGGAAGGTTACGCGCTTCGTGCCGGTTGGCACGTTGGACGGGATCGTGATCGACCCCGTGATCTGACCGTTGCTGTTTGCGGTGAGGGGCATGACTCGCTATCAGGCAGGGGTGACGTCGATCCCGTCGAACAGGACCTCGGTGAGGGTTTCACCCGGGTCGAATCCATCGATGGTGAACGCGACGGGGATGGGGCGGAGAAACTCCGCCGGCCGCTGTGACTCGCTCAGCAGCTCGGTGCGTGTGGCGCTGGTCTGCACTGCCCCGAAGGTTCGAGCATTGCCGAGGCGGATCGCCACCTGCTGCGTCACTGGTGATGTCCAGGTGGTGTCGATCACCGTGAAGCGATCGACAGAGGGCGACAGCGTGACGGCCGCAGGGATGGGATCGAACGCTTGGTAGGGGTTGATCGGGCTGCTGCCTGTTCGCTGCACTTGCTGCAGCACGATCTCCTCGGTGTATGGGAGGAGCCAGTCCTGATTGTTGTTTGTCGGGGCCAGGTAAACGGTTGGCGCGATCGGGAGCTGAAGGGTGCCATCGACGATGGACGCCGTCTGCACGAGGCCTTGATCGCGCAGGTCGTCATCGAGGAACGGATCCACGAACACGCCCCGTTTGCTGCTGGGCTCGCGGCTGCTGATGTCGCTCTTCAGCCGCTCCTGTGCCACCAGGTCGAACAGGTCTACGATCAGCGAGCGCATGCGCTCCAGCTGGTCGAACGGTATCGCGCGGATGCCATCGTTCGACACGACGGGCGTCTGCCCCCAGCGTTGCTCGATCGTCGCCAGGCTCAGCAGGTTGCCGGGCACCACGGGGGGCAGCACCGTGAACCTGGAGGGGATGCCGCGCACCAGGGAGAAGACGCCCTGGCGATCCAGGCAGAGGCGATCAATCCTTGGCAGCTTCCACCTGTAGTCGGTGAGCACCAGGGTGCCGTTGACAGCGCCGGTCACGGCGAAGGTGCCTGCCTGCAGGTTGACCGACGATGGTGTTGCGGCCCCGAGGTAGCGGTAGGTGATGCTGTAGCTGCTGCCAGGGGCGGGCTCCGAACCGCCAGGGGACCAGTCGACCTTGTCACCGTTGAGGAAGTAGTCGGTGTTGGCAACGTAGGTGGTGGCCCCCTGCGTGATGCTCTGGATGCTCAGGATGCTCACGTCTGGCAGTGTGTCCTGGCCGCCGCTCGTGCCACCACGGGTGATGCTGACGGTCTTCTCCCGAGTGATCACCACCTCCAAGATGCTCTCCAGCGGGAAGCGATTCAGCTGGATGGTGGCGGTCCCACCAGTGGACCCGGTGAAGGTGTCAGGCTCTGCCTCGACCACCTCCAGGTCTGGATCCTCGGTGAACGTCAGGCGGGTCGAGGACAGCTTGTCCACTTTGTAGCCGACGATGTTGCCGGTGCCGTCCCGGACGCTGAAGGTGTTCACGCCAGCGATCAGGCCCAGGGCGGAGACGCTGAGGCCAGAGACGATGTAATTCCCGTTCGACTCGCGGTCGTAGCGGGCCAGCGCCTCGCTGAATGCGTCGCCGGTGTTCTCCCCCCCCTGGCCCAGCAGGGCGCCATCGATCACCACCCACACGGGGTAGAACACACCGGAGCTGCCATCGCCTTCACGGCCCCATGTGGGGGTGACGCGAAGGCGGCTGGCGCCGGGTTCGTTGAAATTTTTCGTGGCTGTTGCCGGGTCACGCAGCCCCGGATCCTGGAGCTCAGTGATCTCCTCATCGAGGAGGAACACACCGACGCGGGCGAGGCCCGTGGTGGGGATGGTGAAGGAGCGCTGCGGCACCTCGCGCACAGCTCCGCGCATGTAGATCCGGCTGATCGGGCAGGTGATCGTTGACCCGCTGATCGTCGGAGGGGTGCCGGAGATCACAGCACCGTCGCGGAAGACCGCATCAGCAATCCGCTTGAGGCGATCCAGAATCGTGCTCTGGATCTCATTGGCCTCGGCCGACTGAAAGCCCTTGCCTGCCCTGAACAGCAGCTCGTCGTAGCGCAGGGCCGGGTCAAACCGGTTGTAATAATTCGACAAGGTCATCAGAAGGTCACCACGAATTCAAACAGCTCTCTGGTCGTTGGCTGTCGCACGATTGGCGCTCGCCGCTCATGAAGCAGCATGTAGCCCGGTTGCGCAACTTGCGCAGGGGTCAAGTAATACTGACCCACGGGAACGCCAGCTGCCATCACAGTGTCGAGGAAAACAGCAGTCTCTCGAATGGTGGCACCAAGGCCATCGTCAAACTCAAAGTGAAACTTGAAATATAGATTCCTGGTTGGTGTTGCGCTGATAGCAAACTTGCCTTCAGGCACGCTGATCTCACCGCTGGCATCTGGCGCGCAATAGTCGACTAGCGTCGCCTTGCGCCTCGCAATCTCAGCCACCAACGCCGTGGCGCTGGGAGCAGGCGCAGGAGGGTTGCTCCCCCATGCCACGTCTCCAGTCCCCCAGGCCAGGTGCGCAGTCCGCTCCCTGACGTAGGTTGCCAGGGCAACGCGCGCACTGATGGTCAGGATCGGCGCCATGCAAACCCCCGTTCGTCGCTCATCTTAGGCGGTCTCTGTTGTGACGGCACTTGAGGCCACCACGTTGGTGGTCACCCATGTCGTCTGCTGTTGCCAGGTGAACGCGCCCCAGGTCTGCCCCTCATATTTCGCACCCTCGCCGCGAAGGGTTGTCAGCAGCGATGGATGGTTCACCTGATGGCTGTCCTCGCTCAGGCGGCTGTGGCTGAGGATGAAGCGATCGTCGATCTCGACCAGCCCTGCACTGGCTTGGGTGTGCGCACTCCTGGCGACGATGCCAAGCTGAACCGAGCCAGCGTGGATCTGCCCGAAGGAGATCTGCGGCAGATCAGGATCCAACCTGACGCCAGAGTGATCGCTCAGCAGGTCCCCACCGCTCAGCAGGCTGTGGCTAAAAATGAAGCGCCTGGAATCATAGACCGCGTAGATCCGCTGCAGTCGGCTGCGCACTGGGCTGCTGATCCGGGTGACCGCTGCGATGTTCTCGAACAGCGCATCACCAGAGATGGCCGCGGCCAACCCCAGCTGGTACTCGGCCCACCGCGCGCTGCCGCCCTCCGACTCGTCGATGAAGCCGTCCACACCGATCCAGCTGAGCGCGATCCGCACTGCTGCGGGGGTGCCCCTGATCCGTTGCCACAGCACGCCCTCGGCCAAGGCGCGACGCTGGTTGTTCCCCAGGTAGGGGAGGATTTCTCCCAGCCCGTATTCGTAGATCAGCCAGGGGACAACTGAGCTGGGGATGGTAGTGCGCTTCGCGGTGCGCAGGTTGAGCAGCACCCGCTGACTGCTGAAGACGTCCTCCTCGAAGACGCTTGCGTCAAACACCTCCTGGGTCTCGCCAGGCTTGATGCGCTCCAGGCTGGAGATGGCGCGCGAGATGTCCCGCTCCAGTTGCGTCGCGTTCGGTGGCAGCAGGTCATAGCGACACGCCGTCATCGATCACGCCCTGCCATCGTCAGAGAGATCGCGCCGAGGGCTGGCGCCTGGCTGGGCCCGCACTGCACGTCGGCTGCTGGAAGGGTGAGCACAACACGCTGGACACCGGCGGGGTGTAGCTGAGCCACGAGCCACGAGCGGGTGACGTTCCAGCCGAGGCCAGACGCTGCTGTGAACGCCTCCGCGAGGTTCGTCTGCAGGCTGTTGAACACCTCGATCGGGGTGTCAGGGTAGAGGTAGACATCAGCCGTCACTGGCACGGTGAGGATGGTGGCGCTGGCCACTGTGACGGTGTCCGTGATCACTCGCACGCTGTCGCTTTGCAGGACGTCATCGACGGTTTCGAGCAGCTCGCTGCTGGCAGTGCCATCACCCTGAGTCGAGAGGATGTTGACCAGCACCTCACCCGGGGCGGGGGAGCTGACGGCCGCATCCCGCACCAGCTCGCTGGCGGACAGGGCTTGGTAGCGGTACCAGGCGGCGCCACCGGCAGTCGAGCTGCCCATGATCCTCTCGACCGTGCGCACGCGCATCGGGTCGTCCGACTCCTGGGGCAGCCTGCTGACGCCGTAGAACGCGGCGAGGTTGTCCAGGTCTGCACCGTTGGCGTAGCGCAGGAGCGTGGCTCGCAGTGCGTCGTTCACCCGCTGCCGCAGGATCAACTCACGCGCGGCGGCAACCTCCAGGATCTTCACCCCAGGGTCTGATTCCAGGATCGCGGTATAGCTCGGATCACGTGCCTGCAGATCAGCGATCATCGCCTGCAGGATCTGCTCGAAGTCCAGCTCCTCGATGATCTCAGGCGCTGGCAGTGAGTTGAAGTCGATCGTCGCCATCAGATCACCAGCCCTTCGATTTCGACGCGACGACCGTCAAGCAGATAGTAGCCAACCAGGCTGAGCTCGATCTGACCATCGGCTGTCACGCGATCGATGTTGATCCGTTCCAGTCTCAGGCGTGGCTCCCATCGGTTGAGGGCGTCCGCCGTGGCGGCAACCATCTGGGTGACCAGGCTGGGGTTGATCGGGCGATCGACCAGCAGGGGGAGGTCGCTGCCGTAGTCGCGACGATGCACCCTGCTCCCGAGGGGGGTGGAGAGTATGTCGCGAATGGATTGGCGCAGGTGGTCAAACCCCCCCAGCGCCTTGCCTGTGGTCGCGCTCATCCCGCCCATCAGTTCACCTCCACGTCAGGACTGCCACCCTGGAGTGTGGCACCACAGGCCGTGGTGTCGCCCACGCGCGCGACGGCAAGGCCGTTGACGGTGGTATCGGGGCTGCCAGTGACGATCGGGTTGGGCCCATGGTCCGGGCAGTCGTAGGTGTCGCCCACGCGCGCGACGGCAAGGCCGTTGACGGTGGTATCGGGGCTGCCTGTTGTGACGGAGCCACCGTGGCTGCCTGGGTCACCGATGCGAATGACTGCTGGCATCATGCTCCGGGGTTGAGTTTGATCTCGGGCGCAGACAGGCTGATCTGCTCCTCGGCCTGAACGATGAGGCGCTTCACCGTGATGGTGGCCTCAGGCAGGTCATCGCCGGAGGCTTCGGCATCGACGGAGATCTCGGCGGTGCACAGGCGGATGCGCCTGGCACGGAAGATGATCTCGGACGTGCTGGCGCCAGCATCGACGGTGAGAGTGTGCGCCTCCCGGTCGTATTCAACGATGGTGCCATCGTCGTAGGAGCGGCGGTGAAGGCCTGCGCGATCACCGTTGGCATTGCCGTTGGAGAAGAGGCCAGGGATGGCGACGCCTGCGCCGAGCTCGCCAGAGGGGGCCAGCACCATCACCACCTCGCCCACCTCCGGCGGATCCCAGACTCGATCCTTGCCTGCGCGGGGCGTGAACCAGGGCAGCCAGTCGGTGAGGATCGCGCCGTCCTGGAGGGAAACGCGGATGGCGGGAAAGCCCGCCGTCTCGCCGCTGTAGTCCGCTTCCGCCACGGTGCCGTAGCGGGCGACGTTGCTCAGCCGCCGCGCGTGATCGGTGGCCTCACGGCCGCCAACGCCAGATGTGGTCTGGTCATCCCTGTGGAGCTGAAGCATGGGCCTGCCACATGGCGCGAGCGAGGAGGGAGGGCTGAGCTGCTGCGGGGCTGTCCTCGGGGAGCATCAACAGCTGAGCCGCGTGAAGGAAGATCCCCTGCCTGAGGGGATGCGATGGGTACGAAGGGATCGGCGCCTGGAGGAAGTCTTCGGCTGCTGCGGTTGCGCGATCCAGCGCTGAGGCAGCACGGTCGTGGTCCAGTGGGGTGCCGATGAAGTCTTCCAGGGCGGCGGGGGAGATCTGGAGGGGTGGAGGCTTGCGTCGACGGCGCGATGCGGTGCTCATGACGGTGTCGTCTTGGTGATTGTATGTGTAATACCAGTGAGTGTCGGATCATCAGGAGGCCCTTGTGATGTATCGGTTTCGATTAACGATGTGACACTGAGGATTGAGTTTGGAACCGATGCGGAAATGCTATCTTCCAGGGGAGGAGGATCCAAAATGTCTTGGGTGAGGGCTTGAGTGATTCCTGTGTATGTGTCGGAGGTAGAATTGATTGTATAAGAAAAGCCCGCGAAACCCTGAAAGTTTAGACCTTTGAATTGTATTTGCTGTTCTGAGGAGGAGTTTACAAAATCAATGTAGGAGGTTCCGTTATCGAGTTCTACCAGATCGCTGTTGAACTCAATGGTGCTATTGCCCAGTGTGCAGACATATGTGCCAGCGGTGACGATCGTGCCCAGCAACAAGCCATTGGTGCATGTTGGATACTGGCTGCCACCGCCTCCACCGCCTTCTGTGGGCAGGTCTGGCCAGTCCCCGGCGCGTCGCCACAGACAATTCTCATTCGGTAGCCAGACACCAGTTTCGCCTGGTGTTCTAACGCTACCGATTAGGCCACCATTGAATCCAAGCATCAGCTGATTTCCTCATAACTGATAACGACATCAACGGCGGTATTGGCCGTGGATTGAATCATCAGCTTGCAGCCTTCAGGGATATAGGTGTAAGCGGGTCCCCCGATCACAACCTGTGTGGCGTTTTCTGGGATGATAACGCCAGGCGCCATTGCACGCTGCGTGGTGCCATTGTCAAACACCAGTGTAATCCCTACAGGATTAGCTGTAATGTTCGCGCAGTAGATTGAGTTGACTTTGAAGACCTTGTTGCTGTCTGCGGGATTGACAAGGAAGTTTGCCAGCGTTGTTGTGGCCTGGCTACTGGCCGCCCTTGCGTAGATTGCAGAGGGATTTTTGATGTTCGGTGCTGCCATCAGAAGATCATCCCTGCAATCACTGGATTGACGCCAATGTCGTCCAGGTCATCATAAGACCCGCTTGTGGCCACGGGTGCGAGGCCCGTGATGGTCTCAGCGCTTTGAGTGCCGGTATGGTTTGCCCTGTTGCGGAGGAAGGTGTCTGAGCTGTTGGCCGTGGCGCCATTGGCGATGCCAGCGAGCTTTGATGCGAACGACGACTGCTGCCACCATGCGGCGATGGTCTCCCACAGGAGCAAGGTGGACCAGACCTGAAGGCTCTCCGACTCCCCGTCAGTTACGGCTTCGGCAGAAGGGGCCTGGAGACGGGCGTCGTCGGAGTCGACCCTGCCCTCGATCGCAGCCTCAAGCGCATCGAGGTTGGCATCGTGCTCCTGAGCAGTGAGCTTGGAGCCTTTGACCAGGCGGCGGACAAGGTTCAGTGGCATCAGTTGATCCGCTCCTGCTGGAAGAATAGTTCGACCGGGGCGACCGGGCAGGCCTCACCGGTGTTGTCGGCAGGGCAGCCTGGCGTGACCTGGCCACCAGGGTAGGCGCCAGATCTCATGATGTCGTCAGCATCTGGGTCGACGTAGGGATCGCTGCAGGAGCGGTAGGGGCGGTTGTAGTGGACCTCGTAGCGGATGGTGATGGCGCTGGTGGTGAGCTCGCCCTCAAACTCTGGATCGGCGCCGATGGTGTCCAGGTAAAAGGGATCGCTCGACTCGAAGCCAGGGATTGTCCAGCTCTCCAGGGCGGCTTCCACCTGCTCCGCGATGACGTCGAGTTCGGCATCGATGTCGCCGTTGCTTTGCGCGACGCACATGATCGAGACTATGGCGCGGCGCCGCTCGAAGCCATTCCACCCGGATGCACTGCGTTCGCGGATCTCATCAGGTGCACGGGTGTGGACCATGATTGCCGGCAGCTGTGGCGGCTGATCGTCATCATCAGACAGTGGCATGAGGCGTCCGCTGTAAACGCGATTGCCCAGGGAGGGGATGGCGCTGCGGAGATGAGAGACGAAGGCGGAGCGGATCTGGGTGCGGGGATGGGTCATGACTGGTTGGGGGATACTACAGCGTGGGCTCTGTTAACTTGTAAGGGTGGTCGTTGGGCAGCAGGGCGGTGAAGCCCAGATCGTGGGCGGCACGGCCTTGCACGCGATACCAGTCCTCGTTTGATAAAGCACCAAAAAAAATAAGCTTCAAAACGGCCCAGCCATTCATGCCAGAGTTGGTTGCGCTGAAGTCATTGCCTATTCTTGACCTTGCTATGTTTTGATTGGCACTTGCTGTTGTGCCAGCAACAAATGGACCGCCATTCAGAGAAACTCTGCCCACTGTCCCATTGCGTTCTGAGCTTACAAGGCACCATTGATTGTCAATGGCAGCAGTCGTCGCGATTGTTCTGTTATTTCTGTACAACGCAATGCCAGTGGTTACGCCATAAAGCAAAGCCAGTCCGTTGTCATTGCTAAAGTCTTGTTCGCCTTGAGCCGCAAACGAAAACAGGCGGCCGACGCTAGCTGCAGGAGAACTTCTGCTATTTAGATGCACAGAAAAACAGCTGATCTGGTTCCCGCCAAAAGCGAACGCGCTATCAAGGTACTGTCTTGTCGGTTGACTGCCTGGTCCGTTGATTATTCTGATCGCGCTAAACCCGTTTTGTACTGCAGTCTCATAAGTGGGACGGTTGCTTACAAGAGTTTGCGTGTAGTGGCGGTTGTTGCCGCTCAGGTCGCTCCATTGGGCAACCCCAGCCCCTACGAGCTGAACCGTTTCGCTATATCTTGCGTCGAGCCACACTGCAGGCGATAGCTGCGCGTAGGTCCATGGCTGGCTTGCCACCACCTTCCGCCTTGGAACAATCAGCATCTTGTTGCCTCCCAGATATGGCCCACGGCGCCACTCCTTATTGTTCCAGCACATTTGCCCAACCGGTCGCCAGGTCAAAATCCTCACCCGCTCGGATTTGCTGGCGAAGTTCTTCCGCCCGCTCTTCGTTTTGGAACCCAGCCTGAACCAGAGACTGGTGACGCTTCAGCAGGCCGATCATGAACGGCGTCGCGGTCCCATCCTGATCCCGCCGGATCGCCTCGGCCAACAGGACGCCCAGCATTGGGTCCTCGTTGGAGGGATACACGCGGGAGTTGGCCAGCAACCTGGCCGCTTCGACCTGGTTCAACAGCTCCTCCTCTGGCCGGCGCAGCACCTCCAGCGTCTCTTCCCACGTCCCAGCGGGGGCGCCAGGCCTCGGATTGGGGTAGTCCACAGGCCCCCAGCTGGCCCTCTCGTAAAAAATCTGAGGATCGTACTCACGCACCTGAGATTCACCTTTTAGGTAGAACCGAATCTCGGTGCCGTCGTAGGCCTGTCCGAACAGATTGGGCCACCTGACGCCACCTGGATTGGTCGCTCGCTCGCCGCGCACCGGCACGAATAGATCAACACTCTGCCCCTCCCGAGGGCCTTGTTCTTCGTAGAAGCGCACCCCGGTGTCGGGATTGGTTTTGATGGTGTCAGTCATGGTCAGACAGCAGAACGGGTAAAGAGAAATTGAGCGAACAGGCCTTGGGCATCAGTGCCCACGCCAATCAGGTCGACGCCGATTCGATCGCCAGCGGTGAATGTTCCGCCGGTGATCGTAGCCGACACGTCAACCAGGCTGGCGCCTGATGCCAGCGTGGCGTTGCCGGTCAGCACCGATGTCTTGGTGCCTGCGGCGGTCCGCCGGTAGGCATTGAAGGTGCTGCTGCTGCTGCCCTTGGTATCAATGTGGCAGCCGAACTGCACCGCTGTCAGCGTGAAATTGCCCGACGGCACCGGCACCGGCACCTCCGCATAGTTAGTGCCAGCCGTCGCCGTCTCGCCGCGGTTGCTGATCATCAGGATGATGCCGTCGCCGATCGTCGGGGTGCCCCACGCCGCAGGCTGCCCGGGGCCCTGACTGATCGGCTGCTGCCCTGCAATGCCGGCCGAGCCGCCAAGCAGCAACCTCGCCTTCAGGTCTAGATCAGTCAGAAACTCTCTTGCCATCAGCCAAGCACCACGACGCGGTAAGCATTAGATGCTGGAGCCGTTGCAAATACAACCGCCACAGCATTCACGCTCGTGCGCTGCACGTCCACCTCCACGTCATCAAACGTGCCCGAGTTTGGGAACACTCTCACGATCACATCGCGGGTGTTGAAGTTGTGGGTAACCGTGTAGCTGGTGGCGCTGCCATCGCCCACGTTCGCAGAGAACTTGCGCAGCCGCCCGCTCCAGTTCGCCAGCGTCTGCGGTGACACCGCCAGATCAGCAGCGGTGCCGGCATCGGTCTCGGGCTGCGTCGCCAGGCGCATGATTCCCGCCTGCGTGGTGCTGGCTGTTGGCGCACTGGTGCCCAGCGTGGTCCAGCTCACCGCCGTGCTGCCCAGCGTGCCGTTCACCGCCGTCTGCCGGTAAGTCACGCCAGCGCTGGTGCCTTCCTCTACCGTCGTGATGGCCTGCTCCAGTTCCGCGAACGTGCTGGCATCCAGCGCCCTGGTCATTGCCGACGCGGCACCGTTCCAGACGTAGATGCCGTTCTCAGCCCCGGCCGTCTGCGCACGCACCAGCACCCGATCGACGCTGGCCATCGTGATGCCGTCGATGCTCGCGCCGGGGCTGGCCAGGTTCAGGTTGGCCTGCGTCGCAACGCGACACGAGTCTTTCCATGCCAAGCCTTCAACGGCTGAATCGACATAGGCCTTGTTGGCTGCATCGCCGTTGTTGGTCGGCGACGGCAGGTTGATGGGCTTCGAGACTTCCTGGAAGTCGAAGTCGGTGAAAATTGAACGGGGCATGGTGTCCTCAGATCAGGCGGGCTAGGCCAGCAGTTGCTGGGTTCAGTGTAACGAGGGTTTGATTCACGCTCGGATGTGCAATCTCCGCGTCAATCTCTTGCATCCCACTGTTGAACAGTTCGACGCTGGGATACCGTCCCAGGTTGTGATTGATCGTCCAAGTCGTCGCTGGCGTGGACTGCGTGTGGACGTAGGCGGCGAGGCCGCCGCCAGTGGACCCCAGCGCGGCATAGCGTGCGTCGCCCTTGTCCTGGGTGAGATAGCCAGGGTGCGGATCGGCCGCAGCAGCATGAGCCGCTACGGCGGTAGCGGCAGTACCTGACGACTCCTTCCCGTCGATCGCCTCATCCAACGCGACCAGCGTCTCGCGCAGCTGCTGTCCACTGAACGGCAGTGATGGAATCGTTGTCATGCTCCCGCCGTGATAATTGTGTTCGCTCGAATGATCGTCTCCGCGTAGATCAACCCAACGCTTTCCGCTGCACTCACTCGATGCAACATCAGCAACCACCCGCTGTGGCCATCAGGCTGCGGATCTCTCACCTGATATAACCCGCCTCGCACTTCTACACTGTCGCCCTGCCTCGGCTTGAACTGCAGATCCTCGAAGTTCACCAGCAGCACCGGCTGCGTGCTGTTCACACGCACGCCGGTCTCTGGATCCAGTCCGATGTGCGACGCTTGGAAAACACCCTTGGCAACCACGACCTGCCCAGACCGGGTGTAGGTGATGGGTTCCCCCATCACCCGCACAACGGCCCTGAGCGCCCTGTTCGCCAGGTCGTTCAACATCAGTCGAGGCGCACCTGCGCGGCAGCATCCGTGGTGGCCTTGGGCGCCAGGAACTTGCCGATCGGCGTGTTGGCGGGGCTGGTGCCGGCAACCGGCGTCACCCGACGCGCACCGCTGGCATTGTCCCAGTAGGCGATTGCACCCTGTGCCGCATCGGTGCTGGCACCAGTCGCAGCGGTCAGACCATAGGCCCCTTCAGTGTCGATGTTGATTACATCGCCCTGCACGCCATCAACAACGCACACACCAAACAGTGTGCCAACAAGCACACCCTCCCCGCCCTTTCGGGCATAGGGCAGGGTCACCTCGACATAGCGGCCGTTCTGGATAAACCCCAGACCAGTGCTTGGATCAAAGCCTTTCATGGAAGAAACCTCTCGATAGGTGGATCAGTGATGGGCCAGGATCACTGGCCGCTGGAGCGGAAGAACGCCTGGTGCTGAGGCACTGTGGCGCCAAAGCTGTGGCGCAGGTAGACGGTCACACCATCAGGATCGCGGCCGGACACCGACTCGATGTTCGGGCCGCCCTCGCCGTCGAGGTAGCCGAACAGCAGTTTGTCCACGCCTGGATAATCACCAACGATGTAGAACTGAGTCAGGGACTTTGCGTCCAAACGAGGCTCAACGACCTTCTGCAAATAGCCTGAGAAGATGTTGACGTTGCTGGTCTGGTTCGGAACAATCGTGGTGTTGAACTTGTCAAACGCAGTCTCCAATGCAGTCGGTAGCAGAATGTAACGCGGCTCCACATACAGCGGTGTGGTGCCGTCGAAACCTTTCTGGTTCCGAATCTTTTGCCGCGCTTCGCTAATCGAGGTCTCGCCGATCACTCCGGTGCCGGTGTTGTTGTGATCAGCGTGGAAGAGGGCCTTGCCGTCCATCATGCAGGTCGCGCCCAAGCTGCCTGTAGTCAGCAACGCCCACATCTGGTTGGCCTCGAATACTGCAACGCCACGGCCGAGGATCTGGATCGCACGGGTGATGTAGCCCAGGTGGTCGTTGATAATCAGCCGGCGACCGACCGTCACCTTCTTCCCGTACTCGCTCAGCTTCCAGGAGCCCTTCGACTCCTTGATGGTCCCAGACTTGTACTCGCCGCCTTCCCTGAGCTCCTCGGGCAGCATCTGGCCGCCAACCTCGATCACGCTCATCTCACGGAAGTCAGGCAGGTTCTCCTGTCGCGCCATCGCTTGCCAGGTTTGACGTTCCTCGCCATAGGCCGCCTTCAGCGTCACCCGCTGAATGCTGGTAAGCAGCAGGGGGAAGTCGGTGGTGGAGTGCATGGCACGGCCGGCCAGCTCGTCCTTGCTCATCCCCTTCGTGCTCACCCCCGAGCGCTCGACGCACTCGCGGGCCATGTCCAGCAGGGTGGTGCCAAGGTACTCGCGGGCGCCGCCTTCATCCCAGCTGCGGATGTTGGAGCGTGCCTCTAGGGCATGCAGCATCGCCTCTCGGCGCCGCTCGCCATGTTCCACGCCTACTTCCACCCGGCTGGTGCCAGACGGCGCCTGGCGCTCGGTGGCAGCGCGAGCGTCGATCAGCTGCGCGCGGGCTTGGTCCAAGCTCACGCCTTGCTCGATCAGCCCATGGGCGATCGTGTCCTCCACGCCCAGCTTGCGAGCTGCATCAAGAATGCCAGCCGCGCGGCGCCGCTCCTCGGCGCGGATCTGCTCGGCGCTCACCACATCCACTCCCACCGTGACGGCGGCAGGGGCGGCGGCGGCAGGCACAGCTGCGCGGGTCTCAATGGTGGTGTCAGGCGCAGCCTCAGCGGCCGGCGCCCCCTGGTTCAGTTCGTCCACGGATCTCTCCTGGGGTTGGGTGGGGGTGGGCTCCTCCGAGCGCACCTGGGAACCGGCATCAGCCGGGATCGGGACCAGCGAGAGCTCATACGGCTCCCAGTCCACTGCGCGCTCGATCGGCGTGACACCGGTCTCGTCGCGTTCCGTGCGATGGACCTTGTAGCCCACCGACACGTTGCGGTAGATGCCGTCGCGCACGTCCCGAAAGATCGGCTCGACGTCATCCCGCGCGCTGAACTTCACCAGGGCGCGGCCCTCGGTTCCGGTCAGCCAGGCGCGCAGCACCACCCCGATCTGATCTCGAAGGTCGTAGCTGCTGTGCGAGTTCAGCAACGGCGCGCCGCCGTTCAGCCGGTCCAGACGGACCGCGCCAGGCGCCAGGCTCAGCTCCTCGATGTAGTCGCCACGAGACCAGCTCGCGCGCTTCACCTGGGCGCCAGTCGTCCACACCATCTCGACCGTCCGCTCCTCGACGTTGATCGTCGAAGGCTCGAACATCGCCCTCGTGTGCAGCAACTGATCCGCCATTGCGTGCTCCTTCGCCATTTGATTCTAGGGGTTGTTCGCAGCAAGGCTTCCGGCCGCTGGCGCGGGCGCAGGTTGCATCGGCGGTGCGCCAACTGGTGGCAACACCGTGCCGGCCGGGCGGCCCTGCGTCAGCCCCGCAACCGACACCTTCCGTGGATCACTGTCCAGCGTGATACCCTCCCCGTCCATCAGCGCCATCCACTCCGTCCACAGCCTGATCACGTCCTCTGGCTCATAGCCCTCTGCACGGATCGCCTCCTGCGGCGGCAGCAAGCCTGCTCGAATCCTCTGGATGATTGATGCAACCTCAGACTGCGGATCAAACAGCTCACGCTTCGGTGGGGTCCAGTCGCCCATCAGCCCGTCCGTCGAGATCCCAACCACCGCAGCTGCAGTCGCGAACCACTCCCAACACCGCCGAAACACCACGGGCTCAAGCAGCTGCCACGTCTCCGCCTTCAGCCGACGCTGAAAACCGATCCATCCCATCCGCCCTTGCGTGAAGCTGCCCCCGCTGTAGTCGCCCGTCAGCTCCTCATAGGTGATGCCAATCCCCGCCGCGATCTCCAACAGGTAGCTCCTGATCGTCTGAGGCAGCTCATTCGTCGTCGGAGGATTGATTGCTCGGATGTCCTGCCCTGGGGACAGCCGAACCACGCCACCCGGCTCAATCTTTGAACCGATCGTGCTCTTCTGGTCACCCATGCCATCTGGATCAACGATCGCCACCGCCAGGCAAGCGCTGATCTTTTCCTTCAGCAGCCGCGCATCCATCAGATCCTGCAGGTCACGCAAGCGCACCAGCACCGGCGCCAGGCAGCTCACGCCACGCGTCATCCCAGGCCGCTCTGGCGTGAACAGGTGGATGATCTGCTCCGCAGGCACCGTGTTGCTCAGCGTGCTCGTCACACGCAACGCACTCTCCCCTGGGTGGTAGTTGTAGAGCCGATACGCTTTCGGCTTGTCCTCTGCGTCGTAGACGATCCCGCGCTTGGTGTACTCACCGCTTTCGCCACCCGGGGTGTCATGCGCTTCGTCAATCCAGTCGCCCTCCATCACCTGCAGCTGCAATGGAATCCGGAGGCCAAGGCGAGCCATCGTCGCGCTGCTTGGCGTCCGCCAACGGATCAGCACCTCACCGCTTCCCTTCCATGCCTCCACCGCCTGAGACATCAGGCCATCAAAATTGCTGCGCCCGTAGTAATCGCACTGACGCGGGTCGCTCATCCACTCCTGCATCAGCCGAGTCACATCACGGCCGCGGCGACCGTTCACGCGGCCGTCCTTGGCCTTGAAGCTCCAACCCTCACCGATCAGGTTGTCGCTCCATGAGCGGACAGCTTTCCGGGCCCATGGATTGTTCCTGATCTGATCCCGCGCGCGGTCGCGAATATCCGCGAACCCCAGCGCACTTACCGCATCCGCTGAGCCGCGCGATGGAAACCAGTTATCCGTCCGCCTGCCACGCCCTGCTGCGTCGTACTTCCTCAGTTGCTCCAGCTGGAGGCGCGCCGCATGGCGCTTTACCGCCAGCCTTGGAGCAAACGTCGACAGCAGCTTCTCGAACGGATTCATTCGTAGTCGCGCACGAACGTCGGATAGTCGATCCGCACCGATGGCGACGAAACCGCCAGGCTGCTCTTGATCATTGCACGGGCCTTCAGCAGATCCCCCATGCTCTGATACTTGACCACCTTGTCGTCATACCGGACCTCAAGGTAACCACCGGCGATCGCCTCCTCGATCGCAGCCAGATGCGCCTCCGTGAACGTGCTCATCCAGCCTCCTCCTCTCGCGACATGCTACTCCGTCCCAGAACGATGATCCGCCATCATCGTCATCCCTCTGCCTGGCCGCAGCAGGCGCATCCTGTTGAGGGACAGTCACGCCCCCACGCTCTTGCGCCCAACGATCGTCGCTCCACCGATCGGCACCAACCAGCGCCGCGCATGCCCGCGCAATGATCCGGCAGTCCAGGGCCTCGTTCCGTGGCCGGGTCTTGATCCACTCGAACCGGGTGTAGCCCCGACGGTCGATGGTGTTGGTCAACCTCTCGGCGCACAGCTGCCTGAAAAATTCCTCCCCATGCTGTGGGAAGTGGCACCAGCCATGGGGCAGCTCCTCACTTTCTTCAGGCAAGCCTCGGCGGAGCCAGCCGTAAAGCTCGCCCTTCGCGGTGCTCACCCCAATCGGCCAGACCTTCACGCCACCGCGCAGCTGGCGCCCGTTTCGCAGCACTTCGACCTTGCCTGGCGTGCCGATGATTGACTGCTGACCATCAATGCCTTTCGTCGCGATCACCCTGTTGCCCGCTTGGCTTCGCACCCAGCGGTAGACCTCCTGACTACGGAAGCCGCTGTCCACGCCCGTCATCCGGATGGGCAGCCGCTGGCCATCGCCGCGGCCAAACTCTGAACGCACGAATTTCGACAGCTCGCGCCACACCGCCGGTTGCGCTGTGTCGCCCGCCAGCACCTGATAGTCCAGGCTCCAGCTCTCCATCCCAGGGCCCCAGCCCACCACCTCCAGTTCCAGGCGGTCCATCTGGACGTCCACCCCGCAGGTGATGAACACCACCCCGTCTGGCACGGTGCCGAGCTGATACAGCTCGCGGCGCGCGTAGAGGGCTTCCCAGTCCGGGGCCTCGCCGTCGCTGTTGTACGGCATGGCCAGCACCGTGTTGACGAACGGCTGCTCCTTCGACGGGTCGTCCTTGGTCTTGATGAACTCCAACACCGCCTGGTTCCAGCTAAACCAGCCCAGGGGGGAGTAGAGCGCGTTGCAGTGGTACCCCTGGTGGAGGGTTCGCTCAGGAAACTTCGCCTCCCACCACCCGTCGTCCCACACCTCCGGGTCATACCACCACGCCTTCGCGTCCTCGCTGATCCCCTCGCCGCATTCCACGCACATGATCACCGGCGGCACCGTCAGCCGTTCCGGCAGGCCCGGGTCCTTCTCGTCCCATCGCATCTGCTCCCACTCCAGCTGCTGACGGTGGCCGCAGTGAGGGCACGGCAACTTCAGCGTGTTCTGGCTGCTCTCCTCCCACTTCCCCCAGATCGCGCTCGTGCCCGCAAGCTTCGGCGTCGAGGTGTTGGCCTGCTTGCCACGGCTGCCGAACGTCCGCCGGCGTGCATTCACCACCGCCAGCGGGCTGCCCTCCTCGTCGACGTTCAATGGCCAGCGGTCGATCTCATCATTTGCCGCGAACCGGATCGGCATCGATGCCAGGCCGCTTGCCGCGTTCGCGCCGCGCATGCTCAGCTGACCGTTGGGGAAATCCTTCTGCAGGATCGTGTTGCCGCTGTCGCGCGACTTCGCCTCCTTGACCTTCTCTCGAAGCGCTGGCGTCGCTTCGATCATCGGTTGGATCCTGGTCTTCGAGTATTCCTTCGCGCGGTCGATGGTCGGCTGGACGTAAAGCGTCGGGCCCGGCGCGATGTCCATGATGTAGCCGATCCAGTTGTTCAAGCCTTCGCTCTTCCCCATCTGGCTACCGAACACCAGCGTTACCTCCTGCACCTTGCTGGTGACCGAAAGGTCATCCATCGGCCGCCGCAGGTACGGGGTCCGCGCCGTCTTCCACGGGCCGTGCTCACTCGATGCCTTCGGGCTCAGCCAACGCCGCTGGTCCGCCCACTGGCTCACCGTCAGCAGCGGGTCCGGCCGCAGGCCCTCCCAGAACGACCGCTCAATCGCCTCAGCTGTTGCCAGCGCCATCCGCCATTGCCTCCAGTGCTCCGACCAGGTGCCGCTCGATCACCAGCAGCACATCCGCCCGCTGGTCCGGCGTCAGCCCGCCGGCTGCCTTCGCAATCTCGCCAATCATCTGCGGACCAATCCTCAGCACAGCATCCCTCACGCGACGGCCAGACTCGAACCGCACCCGGCTCATCTCCTCCGCACTCACCAGCTTGCCGCTGCGCTCTTCAAACTCAAGCTGCAACAGCTTTGCCTGGTAGGCCGTCTTGATCGCCTGGCCTTGGGCCATCGTCGGCATGCTGGCCGCGGCAGCCTGCCCCTCCCGCTTGTGCTCAGCCAGGCTTGAGTGCGCCGCAGCCTCTGCCATCTGCCGCTGTCGACCCGCCTTGATCGCCGCTCCCTGCCGATATTGCGGCGCTGTGTTCTTTCCCCACTCCTCGTTCGCAACCTTCGGATCAATCAGCCAGCTGCGCCCCTCACGCTTCGCGCCCTTCTTGATCCGTCCCTCCGCAATCGCTTTCCTTACCGCTTGCGGAACAACACCAACCGATTCTGCATATTCTGCAAGTTTCAGCACGACTCCACTTTGTAGCCGAACAAATGCAACATCGATTGCAGCCTAAGCCTATCGAACACTGGCGCCTTCTCCAGGTTCTTGATCAACACCTTCTCAGGCGCACGCACCATGCCCGCAACCAAGTGCGCCAGCTGCTCTGGCGCCATCTCCGTCCAGCCCTGCCCCCGAAGCATTCCATCAACTGTCGTCTCGTCTCCCACCTCGCCCAACTCCACACGCAGCGGCGATGCCACCACAGCCCCGCAACTCCAGCTCGCCCCGAACCGGACCGCCTGGACGCTGATCATCCTGCTCATGCCGTGGCATCGCAGCCTAACCCTTGCCAGGCACCCATGCCTTGCTCAGCGCTCCCGCTCGACCCTTCGTCACCTGCGCAGGCATCCCCGCACGGTTCACCAACCGCAACACCTCCTCGCGCTCCATCCCCAACCGCTTCTGGATCTCACGCTGAGGCACGCCATCATCCATCATCCCCCGCACAATCTCCGCCATCCGCAGCACCGCATGGGTCCCCCGGGCCCGGTTGTGCCGGATCGTGCTCATCATCCGATGCACAGGATCCAACAGCACCTGCACCGTCGGCACCATGCCACCCGTCAACGCGGCCACCCTTGGATCTGCGCTCAGCGTCCAGCGGTGGAAGCCGTCCACGATCTGGAAACAGCCATCATCTCCCTCGGGCAGCGTCACGATCGGCTGCGTCCAGCCATCTTCCAACAGGCTCGTCAGCAGCAGGCCCAGCTCCGGCGCCGCAACGTGGTTCGGGTTGTAGTCGTTGGCGCGCAGACGATTGCGTGCCAGCCACCGCACCTTCGACACCGGTTGGTTCTTCACGCTCATCTGCTACCCTCGTCTCGGTCTGAATCGGAACCCCA